ATGAAGAACGGGAAGATGTCGCCAGAGCAATTGATAATGGCTTTGAGTCATTAAAATCACTTATACGCTGGAAGGATGCATGGGACAAATGAGCCAGACATACCTGAGAGGGTTTACTGCTGATGAGCCGAGCGCACCTGATGCCTCTGGCTTTGTCGAAAGACCGTACCAGCGCAACGCTCGCATTGCTGTGGAGTCAGCCTTCGGTGATATGGATGCTGTCATTGTGGAAATGGCGACGGGCCTGGGCAAAACAGAAATCTTTACCCAGTTGATGAGTCGCTGGGAAAGAGGCAGATGCCTTGTGATAGCACCGATGATTACCCTCGTCGCCCAAGCAGCACAGAAGATTGCACAGCGTACTGGCGTGCATCCCGGCATCGAGCAGGCACACAACTGGTCAGATGAAACCACATGGAGTCGAAGCCCCTTCGTTGTGGCCAGCAAGGATACCCTTGTGCGGGGTAGGTACAGGAGGATAAAGGATGTGGGCCTGGTCGTTGTGGATGAAGCACACCTGTCCATCACACAGAGTTGGGCGAACCTCCTTGACCACTTCATGGCACAGGGAGCCAAGGTACTGGGTGTCACCGCCACAGCCAAGAGACACGACCGCAAGAGCATGGCCAACCTCTACGAGGGTTGTGTCTACCAGTACGGTATCGTGGATGGCATACGTGATGGCTGGCTGGTCAATGCAGAGGCACGGTGCATACGCCTCCAGTCTCTCAACCTCTCGGAAGTTACCATGTCCTCCACCACGATGGGCAGGGACTTCAACCAGATAGACTTGAGCCAGCAGCTAGAGAAGTACGAAACTATCTATGAGATCGCTGAGATAGCCGCACGGGAGACATGGGGACTCAAGACAGCCATCTACTGCGCAAGTGTGGCAGAGGCACAGATGGTATCAGAGAGGCTCTCAGATAGCTATGGGATCAAGTCGGCGTGGATATGTGCCGATACAAGTAGATGTACCCCACAGCAGAGGCACGATGCCCTGGAGTCCTTCACGAAAGACCCTGATGGAGTGACGCACCTGTGTAATGTGGGTATCCTGACAACCGGCTGGGACTTCCCCGGCCTGCAATGTATTATCATGGCCCGGCCAACAAGATCCAAGATGCTCTACACACAGATATTCGGACGTGGCACACGCCCACTGGAGGGCACCGTGGACTTCGCTAGTTCCACCGCAGACACACGCTGTGAGGCCATAGCAGCCAGCAGCAAGCCACGCTTCAAGATGATTGACCTTGTAGACGTGACACTCGCCCATAAGATTATGACATCCCCGGATGTGATGAGTGGCACCTGGGGAATCGAGGCTGTCGAAAGAGCCAAGGAAAACCTTGTCGAGTCCGATGAAGTTGTCGAGATCGACGAAGCACTCAAGGCAGCACAGAAGCAACTCCAGCTTGAACAGGAACAGGCAGCACGGGAGGAGCGTGCCCGTGTAGCAGCCAGGGCAGAGTACAGAACACAGTCCATTGACCCCTTCGGTGACAGCCCGGAAGGGGTAGTACGGACAAAGAGTAAACGGGGCGCGAGGTTCCCCTTCGGCAGGTTTCGCGGGGAGCTTGTTCGGGACACGCCGACGTGGTACTTGAGAGGATGTATAGAAGGCAAGCCACAAATCAAGGCAACATGGTTATGGAAGTCCATCTCTAATGAACTGGAGAAGCGATGATATTAGCCAAGAAGGTAACGGACGAGGCCGGGATGGTGTGGTGGCTGTTCTTCGGGAAAGACTCTGAGGAGTCACCCCTGATGATTATGTCAGGTGCCCAGGCACAACGATTCGTAGAGGAATACGAACGCGAACTCATGGAGGAAAGCAGTGAGGATAACACTGACTAAGACACAGCGGGAGTACGCCGATGATGCGGGAGTCAAGCGGCAGGCGTATAACAACAGCATCGGCAAGGCGGATGCCTACGGCTTCAAGGGGGATGGGACAGCCATCCATGTCGACGGGGCACGGGCAGAGCTTGCTGTGGCCCTCGCCCTCTCACAGGGCTGGACTGACTTTGCCAGGGACTATGACAAGATAGTGGCAGATGTGGGCACCAACATCCAGGTGCGCAGTACCAGCTACAAGCATGGCAACCTGCTGCTCCACCCAAGGGATAAGGACGACCAGGTATTCGTGCTGGTAAAATCCCATGACTTCCCCACAATGGAACTTGTCGGCTGGGTGCTGGGCAAGGATGCCATGCGGAAAGAATACTGGGAAGATGGGTCGCTCTATAAAGCCTTCGCCGGGCGGGCGTGTTACCGATATCCCCACACCAAACTTAAACCGATGGACACCCTTGAACACACGCAGACGTAACTGGGCACTTGAACACCCCACCTGCTGGATGTGCAGCAAGACGGTGTACAGAGGGTTCCCCCTGGAGACACATGAGATTGAGCGAAAGTCGCAAGCCCCTGGCCGGTGGGCGAGTCCGGTAAACTATTTCAGGACATGCAAGAAATGTCACATGGACGACCTTGCCACCATGCCGCATGCACAACAGCTTGCCTATAAACAGAAACACGACCCTGACAACTATGACCTAGATGCGTGGCTCCGGCTTCGTGACCCGGAACTCAAGGCTCCGCATCGCGTTACCCAAGGAGAAGTGGACGAATGGACTCGAAAACTGTTCTGCTAAACTTTCCGTACCCGCCAAGTGTAAACACTTACTGGCGTAACCTTTCCTCTGGCCGTGTGATTATCAGCGCCAAGGGTCGAGATTACCGCAACGAAATCTGTGAATACGTCATAGCAGAGGGTGTTCGCCACCATGCAGAGAGGCTAAAGGTGGAAATCTACGCATTTGTTCCTGACAGGAGGCGGCGGGATCTGGATAATATACTCAAGGCAATCTTTGATTCCCTGGAATATGCCGGGGTGTTTGAAGATGATGAACAGATAGATGACCTGCGGGTAATACGCAGACCACTGGCAAAGCCAGGTTATCTTTCCATAGCAATCACTGAGTTGGAGAGCGGCTGGGATGACGAACTGGGAGATAGTCCCTAAAATTATAATCTGGGCATTTATCGTCGTTGTCTTTGTATGGGATGTCATTGCCAATTCCAGCGGGCACTATGAAGCCACCGTGAGTTATGCACTGCTGACCACAAGCCAGAAGCATCCCATTGTAGCCTTCCTGTTCGGGCTGCTGGCAGGGCACGCCTTCTGGCCTAATAAGTAAACATGGCCTTTCACACAGCAACCAACTACAATAGGTAAAACAATGGAGGTTTACCATGTTACCACGCAGAATCACCGTTAAACGCACACGCCTTGAGGACACATCCATTGAGAACGGACTGTCCTTTTCCTGGTCAAATGCCACCTATGACTACGATGCCGCAGATACCATCCTGCTGGTGAAGAACACTTCCACTACGCATAACCTGCACATCGACCAGATATGGTGCCATGGCGACACGACAACCACGGTTGCCGTGTTCTGGGCCAGCGGCGTCACCCCTGCCGGTACAGCCGTCACGGGTGTAAACCTGAATACCACCTCGTCTAACACTGCTGAGGCCACAGCCAAGGGCGATGATACAGGTAACTCAGGTGGCTCTAACGTCTGGGTCGGATCTATCCCGGCAGACAACGCCACGCCAGTGCTTATCAGCAGCGGCCTGATCCTGGCGAGTGGGTACTCCATCGGGGTGGACTACACAACGGATGGTGGGGAAGCCTTGGTTACCATCATCGGTCACTATGAGAACACATAATGGCAAGCGTCACGGTACAAGTAGGAGCCAACGCTGATGACGGCTACCGCCTTAACACAGGTGGTGGCTACGTTTTCGATAATAGCGGTGATTATGCCAGCATCGGGGCTGTGAACCCTGGCCCTGGGTCAGCAGACACAACCTGCTACTTCCGCTTCCTGAGCGTGGCTATTCCCGCTGGCTCTACAATCCTTACGGCCAAGCTCCAGTACAAGCTGAATGCGGCCTACTCGGATTCCAGTAAGACATGCGACATCCATGCCGAGGTTGCGGATAGCGCCGGGGCCATTGCCAACGACAGT